AACCATTGTTGCGATTTCTTGCATTTTTTCTTGCGCTATACGAGCATCAATAACTTCACGGGCTACTGTGCTTACACCAAACTGGTCCCCGATACCAGCACTAGACTTTTTAGCCCTTTGTTGCTGTACTTGCTTTTCACCTTCAAACAAGTTATCAATCTGTGAGGCTATATCGCTAATATCATTAGCGGTACCAATAGCAGATTTAATCCCGTCTACGGCGCTTTTTACAAGCGCAATACCTGCTAAAGTTTCTGCAATCATTGTACTACTTTCGCTTTGGTTGGGGCTTACAAACTGCAGTTATTTTTGACCTGCCTCCGTCTGGTAAAGGGACTGGACGTTGACTAGATAGCCTATGTGCAAAGTACAAACATCTATCCATGTCCTCAAAGACTTGAGTTCTGTCTATTAGTTGAGAATTTAAATAAACTGAAAGGACAAACTCAATCATTCTATTATACGAACTATATAGTTGGAACCATCTGAGTTCTTAGATACTTCTACGGTTTTATTTTCGCAGGAATATCTTACCGTTTGGCTCTTCTTATACAAATTCCTTTCTATCGTTCTTTTAGCTTTTAGGCATTTAGATATTTTTTCAAATGCTGTATGCTCGGATACATCACCGCCCATATACAAAATAAGAGTTATGGTTTTAATGATTTCCATTTCTAATCTTCTCTAGGTTTTCTTCTAGGGCGTTTAATCGCTTTTCATAAAACTCCAATGTTAGCTTCTGCTGTTGGTCATATGGGGCTTTGCCCTCATCTATTTGCGTAGCTAGGTCATCTAACTGATTTGACAAATGCTCAATGAGCATGAACTGTTCACTGTCGGCTGGGAGACTCCCCATCTCACCCCTAGGCCACTTAATGCGAAACTCAGTGTTCTGTCCCAAATCAGCTTCCATCATTGTGATGTTTGTTTCTATCTGATTAAGTCGTTCTATAATACCAAAGTATGCCCATGTTGCTACGCTAGCAGCAGCCACCATGCTTATTATGTTACGTAAGGGTAACGCAACTTCGGTATTCTCGTTCAGCTTTGTAGCCATCACTCAATACCTAGTATCCTAGATAATCCAAATACCTCTAACAGCATGAACGTAAAGAATAGTAAAAGTATGCTACCCGCGATTAATTTACCGCTGAAATTTGTTGACCCGATACGTATAGCAATAAACTCGTTGCCTAATATTCTTAATATCAACTCAAAACTATTTTCAGTGATGCTTACGGCTACAGGTTTTTCTGTATCAGTCATTTTCTTTATCCATTTTAACACAGAAGCAATTGGCATCAGGATTATCAAACCCGTGTTCCGTTATAGATACATGGCAGTGGGAAAGCCATTTATGTGTAGAGTGTACAACAGCTTCCACTTCAAGGAAGTTAGCCGCAATAACACAAAACATAACTACGCCGCTAGTTGACATGGACTGCTCGCATCTATTCCCATCCACTTACTCCATTCAGCATAGTAGTGGCGCATTCCTACTTCGTCATGTATTGTGCCATTTTCATGCCGACCATGTAGGATATTACGGGGTTCGGTACCGGTACGCATTGTTGTGCCTTGTCCGGCAACACCAATCAAATCTTCGTGTAAATTTCTGCCAAATGGCCCCCATATAGAGTTGTGATGCTTTATACGAGTTTGCCGCTCCTCTGGCGTATCTTTTTTAAGGCCGTATCCCCTAAATTCAATTAATACTTTATTTGGGCCTAGTGGTGTAACGCTGTCACTTCTATATGCGCTACCACGCAAATTAAAATTATATCCAGGAAACAAGTCTACCATGTACCATTGATTTGGTGGTAAATTTGGAAAACTAAGTTCTCCTCTATCCTCAAAGCCATCGTATTCCTCGTAATTTACAGTAAAACTGCTTACATTTACGTGACCATTATCAAACGGAATGTTTTTTCTGGCAAAATACTCGTCATTAAATCCTGATACACGATTAAAATAATGCATAAAATCGTGGTAGAATTCGCTATTGGTATCATGCCAGAGCTTGTAATTAGTATTTATTACGGCTTTGTGGTAGTGAAATACTTCCATTTCTTCCGTATCAATCGCATCAGCAATACAATCAAAAGCACCGCAGGTCCATTCCTCCACTGACATAGTAGGATTGGGGTCTAGCGTAATCCAAACCATACCACCATGCTTCACCTCGCAATGTAACTTAGGCTCTGACGTAACTAGTGGGGCGGCAAAAGTACCAGAAGGCTGTAGTACGTCATAATTACGATATGCTCTAATTTCCTTACCGGTGTTGTAGGCAAGAATATTCTGACCTGCTATTTGACCGGTTCTAAAATTGCCAGCGTCAGGAAGTTCGCTTTTATGAAAGCATGGAACCCATACTTTAGAAAATATGTTTTCCACTTCCTGCTCATATAAAGACTGGTCAGAGTAGATTAGTGAGTTGATATATTCAACTTTGGGTTTTTTAATCCAGTCTTTATGATTACGTGGCGGCATTATTTGTTCCAATCAAGTACAGTACGATGAAGTTTCCATATAAAGTTACCAACCGTGGTAAAAGGTTTGCTTAATGCAAGCAAACCCCAACCTAGGTATCGGATTGCTAATTTTTTCATACTACTTTTTCTTGTTCATGCCGCCGCGCATCATTTTTTTAGCAGCAACACCACCACCGCGCATTTTCTTCTTAGCCATTTTAGCCATACCGCCGCCAGCCATTTTCTTCTTAGCAACTGTACCGCCGCGCATCATCTTCTTTGCCATTTTAGTTTTGCCCCTCATTGCGTAATCTCCTTCTATCTATTACTAGGGAATGAAACACATCCACTGGGAAGTGTTTATAGTAGCCAGACTTCTCCAGACTTAGTGCTGCATCATCTAACTTTGATAATAATTGCACGAATACCATGCAATAGTCAAGTGTGTCATCTGTCACACCCTCTTCAACTAAAAACTCCAGACCTGCTTCCTCTGCACTGTAGTCTGGATGAAACACCATGAGGTGCATATCTACACCGGCTATGGACATGGCTTCGTTTACACCATCACACCACCCGTCTAGATAATCCATATCTGGCAGTTCTTCATTTGCCCACACAACTATATCATAGTCATGTTTGTTGAAGTCTGCAACTTCTTTTGCTAATCCATCCAGTCCTGTATTTATACTGAATACAACTTTATTATCTAGCCATGCTTGTTTGGCATAGGGACACGGTGGTAATCCATTAAGTTTCTTATTAGGTAGTTCAAGAAATTCATGTGACCACTTTCGTATGTCAGCTTCTACTGGATGCATACTACTTGCCAGTGATTTTATTGTACGCCGTTGGACTTGCAGCTTTCAGTGCTCTTAGTCCGGGGTTATCTTTAACAACGCCACCTGCAGCGTACATATGTGGTTTTCCGCCCGAAACACCGCCGCGCATCATTTTAGGTCGAGCGTTTACCTTTGTTCCGCCACGTTTCTTTGTAGGGGTGCGGGTTTTTAAATACGCTTGAACATCAGCATTTTTTACAAATTTGGGCACAGTCATGCCATTAGCGTCGAGGTACTTTTTAAAAGTTGTAAGATAGCTTTTATGATAAGAATCCGCAGTCGGTTTTCCTTTGGCATTTACAAGAGGATATTCTTTCGGAGGTGCTGAAAAGTCATCCTGTTTCGTTTTCTTGTCTTCCCTTTTCGCTGTTCCAGCAAATGTTTTAGCTCTATTTTCAATTGCATCCGTTAATTTTTTAAACATTTGAAAATTTTCCCTCTTCCATGGCTTTAGATAATTTAATCGCACGTGTGCCAACTTGTGTAGCCCAACGTGAATCCAGCATTTCTACGGCTGCGGTATTGTAATCGCCGTCATGGATAGCCGCCCACATCTTTTTAAACTTACAAAGACGGGGCACACCCATGTTAAAAGCCATATCCATTACAACTAGCTGTCGTACAGCATCCAGTTCTTCTACACAGCTATGGGCTCGACATAGTTCCTCTTCAACAATCTCAATATCATTGGTGGCTAAGTAAACTGCATCAGCCTCAGTTATGCCATATTCATACACGTGGTCTATATTAGGAATATCTAAATCGTTTAACTCTTCCTGCGTAATCCCACGGTCTTCTAAATTTCTGCCGATACCAATAGTATCAATGCCTAGGGAATCCTTATAAACGTTTAGCACAATACCTTCGTGCTTTATTAGCTTTTCAATGTAGTGTGTTCTATCGTATTTCATTTGGCTTTACCCCAGTTAATAATTTCGTCCATGGTACGCCCACAGCCGATGCATCTGATGCGTTCCTTATCCAGTACGCAAATTCCTTTGCAAGGACTTTTACTTTCTTTGTGAGCCACGTGACTTAGGTTCCACAGGGCTATTTGACTCGTGACCCATCCACACAGCAAAAGCCCCCGTCATAGCCCCTACAACCGTCGATACAAATGCAGTTTGCTGGGTCGTTGCACTCGCACCTAGGTCCATGAACCACTGTACCACCTGATAGCTCATCAGTGTCATTGCTAACATCATCAGTCTTGGAAGGATTCGCCATGCTAATATTTTCTCCATTGTATACGTCATTTCTTACCGAAGAACTTTGTCGCTGACCGGACTCCAAAGCTTGCAGCAACGATAACGCCCAAGCTGTACTGGTACCATTCAGGCATTTGCT